TACTGATCCTTCTTCTTTAAACGCCATATTATCTCCTTAGTCCCTGTTAATTTCTAGTATAGCACAAGTTCCTTCTATATCATTAGCACTATCTGCTTGAACTCGCAATATATCATTTTCTTCTAGCACAACCGATCCATCAGATACTGATTGCGAATTATTTGCTGCAATTGTATGTTTTGCAAACGTATATTGTGTGGTTGCTGAATTATCATAAATATGTGCATGAACAACTACGTTTCCCGCTCCTATATTTGCCATATGTATATTTTGAATAATGGCTCTTGAGTTAGATGGTACCGTATAAATATCGGTAGCAGCAGTAGTTGTTAAATCAAACTGTGCATTTTTATAAATATTAGCCATTAACTATTACTCCCTGCTGATTTAAACCAAGTAAACCTTTCAGTCTCTTGTTTAAGTTCATCTAAAAATGTTGAGTTTAATTGTTCTACTACTAAAGTAATTGCTCTATTGATTTGTTTTTGGTTAGAGACATCATACTCTTCTTTAGGTTCAGGTATTCTTACTATTACTTTTGCCATTATCTACGTCCATCTGGTTGTATATCTATTCTTAAAGTTCCAAAACGCCACGATTCACTGACATCAGTGTTTTCTATCTTAATGTTAACAAATCTTCCTCTGGCCCTAGTGTCCTTTTTATCAGTGCTAGAGTTAATTGTAAAGGGACTTAAAGTTGTAGTTGATTCTGATTGTTGAGGATATCGTTTAACTGCCAGAGTTACTTTTGCATTACCTTGTAAATCTTTAAAATCAGGTACAAATCTTCTCATAGCTAAAAATACTTCTCCTGAAATAGACGGACCAGTTGATCGACCTTGTGTATTTGTTTGTCTTTGTTGTAGATCAAAATCAAATGATTTTATAAATGATGTTACAGTTGTAGTGCTACCATCAGGATTTACTTGATCAGTTCCTATTTCATGTTCAAATAAAGTTGTTTGACCTAAGCCATCTTCACCTACAACAACAGGAAAAGTCCCTGTAGCTGAATCATTAAACTTAGTAGCTGATGGTTTAGGATATACACTAGCATCAATCCAAGAAGTTCTAGCTTCTGTTCCTATATACCAAACACCACCTCTCATAGTTTCACCATAATTAAATACAACGTATTGATCATTATAATCAGAGTTTGTTGATGGGTAGTACCAAGTTACTTCTGTAAATTGATTATTTAATCCAGCGTAAACTTGTTGACCTTTTGTAGTATCTGCTTGATCATAAACATAATCTTCAACAGAACATGGTAGAGATTTAACTGTACCATCAAACATAAAGAAACCATTATTAGACATCCAGAAAGCAACACCATCTATTTCAACTGCTGCATTCTTACCAATCAATCCACAGTTAGTACCAACTTGCTCAAATCCAAATGTAAATGGCGCACCAATAAATTTCATTGTGTACAGTGCATTATCTGTCCAAACAAGAATTGCTTCTTTTGCTTTTAGTGAACCTATAATCTTTGTGCCATCTTGTAGTCTTTGTGTACCTGCAGTATTTATTGCAGTAGGAGTATAATCATTTATATCTTCTTGATCCGAGAATCTTATAAACATATCATCTTGAGTAGAAGTATCTCCAATAGTTGTTTCGGTTCCTAAATGAATCAAGTGACGTGTTGTAGGTGATACTAGTGTCACCCTTGTTGCAGTTGGATTATTTGTTGTCTCAAACCCTGATGTAGTAGTGGATGCTCTTGTTGTTAATCTTGCAGCGTCTCCTGCGTTCCATGTAAATGTTTTTCCATTTGCAATAGTTGCAACTAATACTTGACCAAAATTACTTAAACTCCAAAGTCCTGGTTCAAGAGTTACTTCAGATGCTGAGGCTGCTTCTCCCCATGCACCACTGCCCCAAGTATCAATACCCCAACCATAACCATAAGATTGTTCTGCTGGTCCAACTGTTTCATAAGGTTTAACATCTAAACTACCACCTGTTGCAACCGTTGCTGTTGCATTAGAACTTTGTGTAATTGTAAATACACTTGTACTTGTAATACTTGTTACTTGAAATAACTTATCTTCAAAATCTGAATCTGAATAACCCGTACCTCCCGGTAAAGTTACATTATCTAATAATACAATATCACCTGCACTTAAATTATGACTTGCTTTTGTAATAGAACAAACTGCTGAGCCGGATGTTGTTGCGATTGTGCAAGAAGATAAAGTAGTTGCTAAAGGTGTAATGTCGTAGAGTTGACCTTCAAAGTATATAAGTAAAAATTTATCTGTACCAATTGCAATGTATCTATTTCCATCTAAGTCTACAAATGCAAACTGACGTCTTGCAACTCCAACAATAGTGTCAGTTACTAATGACGACCAACCACCAACTTTTTCTGGTAGTCCATATCTAAATCTTGTGTTATCACAATCGACCCATCTGTTTTCAGCACCTGAATCTGTATTTTGTTTGTCTATTCCCGGAAGAACTTTAAAATCAATTAGAGCCATGGTCCGTGCTCCTATATGTTGTCTTTGTAAGCCCAGCCTCTTGTTGCATTGACATAAACTAATGTAAATGCTGCGCCATTTGTTGATACTACTAAGTTAGCAGCTAAACCTAATATGTTAGATCCATTTCTACCAACAGTTAAGTTGTTTGATCCAAAAGCATTACCACTATCAATAATGGTTACTTCATTTCCAACTGAAGGACTAGCAGGTAAAGTCACTGTTACTGGAACCCCTAAACCACCTCCAGAAGTATCAACTAATAACTGATCCCCACTAACTGCAGTGTAACCACCTGGTATTGTATAATATCCTTTAGTCAATGATCCTGAATTAATATTTGTGCCATCAGAATATAAAATCATTTTAGAAGCAACAGGCATTGTAACTCCTGTGCCTGATACTGTTTTAATAGTTAAAGTATAATTAGATGAAGATCTTGTAGTTGCATCTTCTACAATAAATACTCTTTCAGAAGAATCCGGCATAGTCACCGTTCTGTTTGCAGTCAATGTACCAGTTAATTTGTAATATAAATTTTTACCATTTGCTGTTGCATGAGTAGCTAAAGATAAAGCTACATCAGCAGCTCCTACTGCAAGTGATAAATAACCACTAGCTGCTTGTTCTAAGATTTGTAAGTTTGTATTAGTAATTGTTCCCCATGTACCAGATTTTTCACCTGTTGTTATGAGTTCTAGTTTTAAATCTGTAGATGTACTTGATGCCATAATTCTCCTATGCGTCTGGGTCTATTGGTACCCAAACTTGTGTTACCCCTGGAGGTATTGGGTTCCATGATATCACAGAAGGGGTACTAGTTGCAACATTTAATTGCACTCCTGTTGGTACAATTAATACATCAGGAATAGGTCCTAAATTACCAATAGCTACATTAACTTGACTACCTAAAGGAATAACTACAGAATTGGTTATGTTAGTTCCAACGTCTGCAAATGCTGATTGTGAAAAAGAAGTTGATCCAAAAAACATAATTTATCCTTACGGTGTTGAAATCCTTGTCCAAACTTGTCCTACACTTGGATCAATTGGGTTCCATAATCGAACGTTAGGTTGGTTTGTGCCTACATTTAATTGAGAACCGGTTGGTATTATATTCGCTTTTCCAACGATTGTCACGGTTCCTGTGCTTAGATTAGCTCTGTTTCCTGTAACAATAGCGGTTGCATTTGCTTTAGCAACTGCATTACCAATTGTTAAATTAACTCTACTACCTGTAATGGAGAAGTTTGCATCGGCAGAAATTGTAACAGTACCTGAACCAATATTTAATTGACTACCATTTGGTAAAATAACTGCATTACCAATTGTGGTTACATTACCAACTGATGTGTTAAACCTGTTTCCTGTAACAGAAGTAACTGCTCCAGCCGCTGTGGTTACTGTGCCTGTAGCTAAATTTAATGCGCTTCCTGTTGCTGCAACTAATGCATTTCCAACAATAACAGGATCACCTGTACTGATATTAAATCTATTTCCTGTAACGGATACGTTAGCATCTGCTAGAACAGTTACATTACCTATTGTAGTATTAACTCTACTACCGGTAGGAATTACTCTCCCTGATATAGAGAAAGTAACGGTCCCTGTATCCGTGTTTAGTCTATTTCCTGTTACAGGAACGTTAGCGCCTTCTTTGACGGTAACGGTCCCTGTAGATAAATTGTATTGATTGCCGTTCGGAAGGATTAATGCGTCACCAACAATAGTGACATTACCAACTGATGTATTGACCTGTGAACCTGTTACATCGACAAGAGCATTTGCAATTCCAATGTCTGAGAATGGAGCTGCTGCAAATGTAGTAGTGCCGAAGAACATGGTAGGTTACCTACCACTCTTTAGTCTTAGATACAGTCGCTGGGTTTTTCTGTTCTTCGATTTGTGCTGACAAGTTGCTTTGCATATCTTCAATTGTTGTATCTTGATTTTCAAGAACACAATTTTCGCAATGCTCCTTAGTCATAGCATCAAAGTTCATACCTTCTGAACCTGCACAAGAGCCATACATAGATGCAGTATGAGTATCTTCTCCTACTGTTTCTGTAGCTGTATATCTCCAATGTATTGTTTTTACATTGTTGTCTGCGTCTGTCTCAAAGTTTGGGAAAGACCATTCGTATGTTGTCATGTTGTTTCTCCTTATATGTTATCTTGAATTGTCCAAGGCAAACCATTAAC